AAGGGAACCTTCGAAGTCGTTGCCGATGCCCGGTTGACCTCTGATACCGCCTGGTTCCTTCTGGATACCACCAAGCCGGTCAAGCCGTTCATCTACCAGGAGAGGAAAAAGCCGGTCTTCGTGCAGCAGATCGACCCGCAGGCCGACGACGTGTTCACCCGCAAGAAATTCAAGTTCGGCGCGGAAGCCAGGGCTGCCGGTGGTTATGGCTTCTGGCAGCTTGCCTACGGCAGTACCGGGCTGGGTTAAGACCGGGGCATAGTTGAAAGTGGATAGTGATCTGGAGGGGTAGGCTTGACTCGCCCCTCCAGGCGCGCAACCAAAAGGAGATCAATCGATGATTCGTATCACCGCCAAGACAGATGGTTTCAGACGCTGCGGGGTTGCCCACCCGGCCGCTCCGGCCGAATACCCGAATGACCGCTTCAGCGTCAAGGAGCTGGCCCAGTTGAAAGCGGAGCCCCAGCTGGTTGTTGAGGAGCTTCCCGATCCGGAGCCCAAGGACAAGGGCAAAGACAAGTGCAAGGATAACCAGTAATGGCCTACTGTGCGCTTGCCGACATAACCGCCACCATCCCGGAGCAGACGGTCACAAACCTGACCGATGACTCCGGGACGGGAGAGGCAGACCAGGGTAAGGTGACGGCGGCGATCGCCGACGCTGATGCCGAGATCGACAGCTACTGCGCGGCCCGCTACACGGTGCCCTTTTCGCCGGTGCCTGCCGTGATCCGTAAGTGCTCGGTCGATGTCTCGGTTTACAACCTGTACAGCCGCTGCGCCGAATCGATTCCTGATTCTCGAAAAGAGCGTTACAAGAACGCCATCGAGCTGCTGAAGAATATCGCCAAGGGTGTGGTCACCTTGGGCGAAGTGCCCTCGCCGGCGACGAATCCGGAGAGCGCAGGCAGGCCCGAGATCACCAGCAGCACGCGACTGTTCACCCGAGACACCATGAAGGACCTGTGATATGGGCACACCGGTTACCACCTGCACCGACATCGAGACGGCAGTCCTGACCGAGATCACCACCCGTCTTGAGGGAGTTCGAGCCACGGCGATCCAAAAGGATGCCCAGGGTCTCTATCCCGGCCCGACGGTTAGTGTGGCCATCTTCGAAGGTACGTTCGAGAAGGTGACGCAAATAACCTGGAAGCAAAAGTTATCGGTGAATGTGCTCCTGACCTTCAAGCATGAGCGGGGCGAGGAAGAGCGGCGACGAGGCATTAACCCTCTCGTCCAGGGAGTGGTGCAATACCTAATGCTCCGGGATCTGGGGCTCAACATGGAGCCCTTGAAGCCGGTCCGGTTCAGGGATGTTACGGATGAAGCGGATTACGAGGAACGGAAGATCGTGTACCTGGTCGAGTTTTCGACCTCGTTTACGGTGACGAAGGTGGATCTGGAAGAGGCGGGAGATCTTCTCCGAATCGGCATGAATTACTACTTGAAGCCGGGTGATGAAGTGGTGGATGCGTCAGATTTGGTCACTCTTGGAGGATAAATTTATGAGCAAATTTTTCATGTTATTGGCGCTTATTACGTGCTTGACCGTGTCGGCCGCATATGCCGAGGCCCCTGGTAGTGGGATGCGTGAGATAGGGGTTTTCGAAATCAAATGCTTTGACACAACCGGCCGGCTCAAATGGACAGAAACCGCAAAAAACAACCTGGCCGACGGCGGCGAGCAGATGTTTCTTGACGTTACGCTCCGTGCCGGGACTGCTCCGACAAACTACTATATCGCCCTGTACAACGACACTATTGTCGATACCGATACCCTGTCGACGGTAACTGGTGAGCCATCGACAAACGGCTATGCGCGCCAACTGGTGGAGCGATCCGCCACCGGATGGCCGACGCTGGCGCTGGACAGCGGAGACTACCAGGCGACATCGAGCACCGAGACGTTCACGGCCTCCGGTGGATCATGGGGCCCGGTAACCTATGCGGCACTCGTGACAGCCTCATCTGGCACCACCGGCACTCTGGTGAGCTATGCGGCGCTCAGCCAGTCTCGAACGCTGGCCTCCGGAGAATCGCTCCAGGTGACGTATCGGGTGAAGCTGCAGTAATGACAGCCCGCCAGGATGCAATCAGATGCAGCCTGTGTTGCGTTCTGGCGGCCAAAACAACCGAGCTGCGGCTCAAGGGGGTACCACATAATGAGATCAACCATATTGTCCTGTCTGGTTTTAATTGTGATTTTGTTGGTAGGGATTACTACCGCAAACGCCGGGACCGTGACGTTGGAATGGGGGGCAGTGTCCGGAGCTGACGGGTACCATGTCTATACCGATGGCGCAAAAGGGCCTACTGTCACCGGCACGACCTCAACCGTTACGGTCCCGGCGGGTGAACACAGTTTCTACGTTACCGCGTTCAACGGCTGGGGAGAGTCGGGGCCATCGAACACGGTCAAAACCCCTCCGCTCCCTGGTGTCCCTGCTGATGCCCGGGTGATTGTTTTCGTCAACATAGTCCAGTAGTAGCAGGCAGAGGGATACAACATGCCTATTGGCGATAATTCAATATGCCATCCGCTGATATACCCGTTCAACATAACGTCGACTCCGGGCAGCGGAACCCTGGCGCTGTCCAGCGCCACTACGTTCATCGCGTTTTCAGTGCTGGTCAGAGCGGCTGTCACGTTCACCAAATTCCGTTTTTACGGATCGGGAACCGGCACGGTGAACAGTGTGACCGTGGAATTGCAGGCTGACAATGGCGCCGGATCTCCCAGCGGGACTGCACTCGATACCGGGACCATAACGAGTTACGGGAACACGGCAGCATGGCGGGAATGCAACAATTTTACCGGGAACCAGACGCTGACGCCAGGGGCTACCTATTGGGTCGTCATTAAAAACACGACATCTACCCCGGCCAGCAATTACCCGACCGTCACCTTCGCCTATGGCCTGCTGCCGCCATGGGTTAATACCGATAGCTCGCAGGTCCGTCATCACAAAAAGTCAACGACTGACGGCAGCACCTGGGCGAGCGCCGTCGGGACGTGTGCCGCGTACATGGCGGGATTCTCCGATGGGTCTTGGTACGGCGTGCCTGGATATGCTGGTGGATATTTCAGCACGTCGGGAGTTGATCGAGCATATACCGGTGTGGAGTTGGGGGGAGTTGGCGTCACCCCTGACGATGCCTGGTTGAACGTGGTCGGAATTTGGGGGTGGATTAGGCGTGTCGGCAGCCCTGGAGCGCTGCGACTGAAAATCTACGCGGGCACATCCCTGCTCTGCCAGAGCATGGATATCCCGCAGCCGCAGACATCCACCAGCGCCGTGGCGATTTCAGGATTTTTCAATAAAGTGATAACGATCCCACCGAGGACGCTGATCAGGGCAATGGTAACCGCCGAGGGTGGAGACAATGCGTCAAATTACTATTACCTGTCGGGGCAGTTCTGTGACCCAGATTACCCGCAGAATGCACCATCGCTGTTTACATACACGAGGATTGGCGGTGGAGTGGCAACCGATACGGCCGGCAAACATCCGGCGATCGCACTCATGCTGGACGCAAAGCAACCGTTTGCGGTACCACCGATCAACCGTAGGCAATTCAATTCCATGAGGTAACGATATGGGCGCAGGTGCAGAACTAAGCCAGAGCCTGGCGGCAGATGCGGCAACCTACACGCTGACGATAGAGGGCAGGACTGCAGGCGGCCAGACTCCCGAGGTGATTGCCAGTTACGTGACTTCGAAGAAGCCAGCCGCGGTAGGATCTGCCAAACGAAGCGGTCTCAGTGCTGCCGATTCTACGGCCAGCCTGGTGGCTGCCGGCTACGTCGGCACGAACAATATTGATGTCGCTAACTCAATTCACGTTGCCCTGTCCGCGAGATTTTCTGCTGCGAATCAATCCTGCGTCGCATTCCTGGCCCTCTATGACGCGAGCGACGGGTTGATAGGCATCACTGACGATTTCACGTTTCAGGGAGATGGCACGTTCACCGACGGGACGCTGTATGTCTCCCCATCAAGGATCGTGGATGTACATGCGGCATCCCAGGTGTTCCTCGTTCTGCGGACAGCTCCAACCTCGGGGACAGTCAGCCTTTACCTAGAGGCTCTGTAATGAGAGGAGCGTTCTGGGCATACTACCTGGGGAGTAGCGGAGGATCGGTTTACACCGAAACGCTCACCTCCACCATTACGTCGCAGGCCTCGGCTACCCACGCCCAGGATTACATCGAGGCCGCATCCACCCTGATCCAGTCGGGGGCCTCGGTTGCTGATGTCCAGACGATGATGGAGTCGCTACTGACATTGGCTCAGGCACAGACGTCGGCCAGCGACATCGCCGCAATGGTCGAGGATGTTCTGACGACGGCCCAGTCGTCGGCAACGGTTTCTGATGCCATGGTCCTGGTCGATAATCTGGTCAGCACCATCCAGTCGTCAACCACGGCAGCGGACATTCTCCAAGCGGTCGAAACCTTGCAGACGACGGCCATGTCAGCCGTGACCGTAAATGACCTCGGCCAGGCTGTCGAGGCTCTGCTCTCCACGATCCAGTCATCGGCAACGGCTACCGATACGCTGCTGTCCGGCCAGACGTTCAGCGAGAATCTGCTCACGACAGCGATCTCGGTCAGCCAGGCAAACGAGGCCCAAACGTTTGTCGATGCCATCAACACGGTCATCCAGTCTGGAGCCTCTCTGACGGAACTGGCCGGCCTGGTTGAATCTATCGGCAGCACAGTGCAGTCAATCGCGGCCGTTTCGGATCAGCAAACTTTCATCGAAAATGTTTCGATCATGGCCATTGCCGGGGTGGGCCTGGTGGAGATCGGCAGCTACATCGAGCAGGTGTCGGCGACAATCAGAAGTCAAGCGTCGTTGGCTGATATTCTGGTGGGGGCATTCGTGGGTAAATACGTTTTCATGGATGTCGTCAGACCTCTGGTTCTAAAGAATGAATGCCCCCGTCGGATATTCGCTGACAAAGCCAGCCCGCGTATTTTTGGAGACACTTGCATCCCGAGAGGACATGCCTGATGCAGACAATCGAGAAACCTGCATACAACGAAGAGTTTAGGACATGCCAGTTCAGAAGAACTGATGGGCAAGGTCAATTGAACTCAACCGAAACAGTATCGTCTGCTGAAGTTGTCTGCGCCGAGCGTAATACCGGCGTCGACACTACTTCGGCCATGATCAGCGATGTTGCCCCTTACAGTCAGACCTATGTCCGTTACAAGCTGAAGGCCGGTGCTGCTGGGACTGTATATATTTTGTCGGTTCGCTGCACTACGTCCAACGGTCAAAAACTGGAAGAAAAATTCTTGTTGAAAGTCATTTAAAGGAGGCTTCACATGCTTGTTAAAGCAGCGCCGGGCCTGAAATGCCCAAAGGAAGAAAACCCAAGGGATTACATCACGGACGTTGATCCTGCGGATGTCCCGGAAAGCGCCTATTACCGGAGGCTGGTGGATGACGGAAGCCTGCTTCAGGTCATGGAACCGACGAAGAAAGTCAAAGGAGGTGGCGAATAAATGGCATCGAAGAATATTTCATTTGATCAGATCCCGAGCTCGATCCGGAAGCCTGGCAAATATTTCGAGTTCAACACGAAGCTGGCGGTCCGTACACTGCCGAACAACCTGCAGAAGATGCTGATCATAGCCCAGCGCCTGACAGCCGGGACGGTGGAGGCACTCGTCCCGACGCAGGTCTTTTCCGATGCCCAGGCCGCGGAGTATTTCGGTAATGGCAGCCAGGCGCACCTCATGTGCCGGGCGGCAATCAAGGCAAACGCTTACCTGGACCTGACAGT